ATGTAACATAGAGAACCTTAAAAAAATCTCTATTATTCTTTTAAATTACGGAGTGTTTTAATTATGGTAACGTCAACGGAATTAAACGCACTGGAATTATACACTTTAAACAAGAAGGAAATAAAAATAAAATCTCTAAAGTTAAAGGACCGAATGCAAACAAATAATTATAACGAACCATGTAACGCACGTAAGAATTATCTTTTTAAGGGAGTTTAAAACCATGTCATACTTAAGATTCCTGTTTAATATTATCATGTTCTCCGTTCTTATGCTATCCTTCTATGTGGCACTCATTCCCTTACATGAAGGGTTACACTGGTTACAGGATGATATCGACCCACACATGACGCCATTAAGGATAGCGATGTTTACGGATGAGTGCTATAAACTTAATGCGTTTGGGTTATGCTATTATACTTATGACACGTACACACAAGAAGAATTAAAGGTTAAGTGTGCACTACAGGAGGTAGTATGCTATAGTACATGCCTGATGGTACAAGAACTATGCACTGTAGCGTTATTAATGTTAATCCATAGGTACACCACTAAAAATATTTAAGTGTGCGTACATGGCTTAAAATCAATATCTTAAGTACGTACTAATAAGTATGTACTCATTTTTAAGTATGTGGTGCATGGTCTCCGAGAGTGATGCAAATTTTTATCCATCATTTATTATACATCTACCCAAATATGAGTAGTAATATATATCTCTAATTATATAACTCATAATATAACTCGATCAGAATACTATGCGAGGGATTTATTTGTTGTTATATTTACATTTATATATTAATCGGATCGATATAATGATTAATATATAATACATAATATGAAATGATTAATATATAATGATTAACATATACCCCATATTATAAAACCCGCAAAATAAAAATGAGTGATTGGGTAGTGGTTTGCATCCGTGGGTCAAATTCTGCGAACTATTTATATATCTTTTTGGAATAGTGCTATGGCTGCGGATTGGGTCGAAAATTAATTTCTGCGGTAAAATTGAATTTCGGTAATTTCGGTTATTCACTCCTGGTATATATACTTTTCGCCTATATTTACCGGGAATCCCGGAAGATCAAATTAATTTTACCATCTGCAATATGTAACAATATGTTCTAGTATATAAACCTTTGCTACGTATTATGAAGTTCTAGTATTTAAACCTTTCGGTCTCCGAATCGTTCAGAATAGTGCATAATATTGTATAATACGAAACGAAAATGGGCAGTTTTTGATGATCGCACAGTATAACACCATGAAATTGACCCGGTCCAGAAACCACACTGGTGGACCTAGTTGGACCGCCTGGACATAGGTTTCCTTAATTTAACTCATTAGAATGATTAACAAAGTTAATTTTGGGGTAATAGCATTATTAATAAAGGTGAAAGGTTAAATGGTATGTTTGTGGAGTATTAAATAGGGAAAATCTATGTCCAGACAGTCCACCCCTGTCCAGCCCTCCTGTTGACCTCCGAGACCAATCGCCACATAGCACTTTGCCGTACCACACATCGTCAATTTATCAGTACCGAAAAGTATATATACTAGAACACAACCGAAAAGTTTATATACTAGAACTATAGGCGAAAAGTATATAAACCATGAGTGACATAATAGATATCACCGATGGAACGAAGTCCGGTGCAGTTGGTCTAATACGGGAATCGTTCTATGCCCGGAGACCACGAACCGGTATGGTGGGAAACACTCTAACCCACCCATCGGATATCACAGGAGTCGGTAAAATGAATAACCAATCAGCAGTTGTGAGTTTCATATTGGGTATTTATCTATTAATAGTGGGTGATGTTGTAACGATCTTTAATGTACCATTGGGTCTCGGGATTTGCACCGTGGGCGTGGTCTTTATTGGTCTCGCAATATTCACCGGGAATGGTGAGTGATATGGGAAAAATTAGGGAAACGGGTAATTGTGTACGCTGCGGAAAACCTGCGAATTTCTGGTCCGGTCACGTTGATTACTTTCAATATATTGGTAACAAAATACGGAGAGTTTCGGTGATCGCCGGGTGGTGTTCAAACCATTGCTTCAACGATAGAGGATTCAAGGGGATGTACTTCGCTTGGATGGGCGGTAACGGAGAACAACCATCACCATGTTGTATTACAACGTCTCCGAAACGAAACAGTGTGATTCATATCATACGGAGGTTTGTGGGATGGTGAGGACCGTATTTGAACGGGCAATCATTCTTTGGGGTGAGGAAGCACAAATAAAGATGGCAATAGAGGAGTGTGCGGAACTCATCGTTAAACTGGCAAAACTAGGGAGAAACAAGAACGGGTCCGATATAGATTCAATAGTGAAGGAGATCGCAGACGTTGAGATTATGATGATACAGTTGCGGTTAATATTCGGTGAGGAATCTGTAAACATGGCAAAGGCAGCGAAATTAACAAGACTACTAGATAGGGTAATTGAAGGAGAGGAGAACTTCCACGATGAAAGGAGACATTAAAGTAGATAAATTACTATCGTATAAAATAACAGATACATTTAACATAGTTAACGAAATAAACGATAAGAGATCAACACACATCATAAAAACAATAACTCAAACACTCTTTGCATTCATGGTCCTTGTATTAAGACATGATATCAGATGCAAAGTACCACACAGTACCATATTCGGACACGCCGGAATAGGTGTTGTTATCGCACCGCAGGTTAAGATGGGCGGTCATTGCATAATTGGACAGAATGTGACACTAGGAGTACGACACGGAAAATATCCAACCATAGGATGGGGTGTTATTATATCGGCACACGCATGCGTTCTAGGTGGGGTCAGAATCGGGTCGTGCAGCGTGATCGGTGCGGGGTCCGTGGTAATACACGATATACCACCCTGGTCCGTTGTGGTTGGTGTTCCGGGTCGTGTTATAAAAACAATAAAATCAAAGAAGGAATACTGGATATATAGAAATCAGCGATAGGCGAAAGGTTTATAAACGATGAATGACATAATGGTTAGTATGCGAGTTGGATAAATGGTTGCAGATAAAGAAGAATTCGATGATAACGCATCTGTAGATGATATCGTAAATAAAATACGAGACAAGAAGAATATTTATTTTAAAGACGGTAAATTTATTCCCAATAAGTTAGCAGGGGATATCATCTTTGATAACTTCGACCCCGTGAATTTTACAGGAATAAATCGTGGATTTATTGTTATTAAATCAAAGGACAGGGAAATTTACAGATACCGAGACGGAGTATACTTGGATGACGGTGCAGAATTCATTCAAGCGGTAACGAGACAGATTTTAGGAGATAAGGCAACTAACCAGAGAGTTGTTGAAATTGTAACAGCAGCAAGACAGTTCTTTTCATTATTAATTGAACGTGAAAAATTAAATAAGTATACAACTATTATAAACTTACAGAATGGTATTTTTAACACAGAAACAGGAGAACTATTACCACATGATAAAAAGTATTATTTTACGAATAAAATGGATATTATTTATAATAAAGACGCAAAATGTCCAAATATATTAAAATTCTTTTCAGAAGTTCATGTCAGTTGTGACATACCAATTATTCAAGAAATGTTCGGTTACTGCATGTATCCAGAGTATATTTATCATAAAATTTTCTTTATGCTTGGAACGGGTCGTAACGGTAAGGGAACAGAATTAAATTTATTGACAAGATTTATAGGTAAACGTAATGTAGCATCTGCAACAGTGAACGATCTAATTACGAATACGTTTAATTCAGCACAACTTTTTAGTAAACTAGCGAACATTAGTGGTGATATAGGAATGGAAGCAATAGAGGATGCTGGAATATTAAAACGACTATCCGGTGGTGACTCGGTGATGGCTCAACATAAGTTCGGTCATCCATTCGAATTCATAAATTATGCTAAATTAATATATGCAATGAATGATCCACCAGATATTAAAGACAAGAGTGACGCAATGTGGAATAGAATGATACATATTACATTTCCAAATAAATTTTTAGATATCGATATAAACACAGACCCACATATTCTTGATAAACTAACAACAATAGAGGAGATGTCAGGTTTATTTAATTGGGCAATGGAAGGATTAAAACGATTAAAAACGAATGGTAAGTTTTCATACAACAAAACAGTAGAAGAAAACAGAGAGGCATATGAAAGAAAGTCAGACCCGGTTAAAGGATTTGTTATTGATATACTAACATATGCAGATGGAAAATATATACCGAAGGATATTCTACGTAAGATATATAGTGATTGGTGTAAAAAAGAAAAACTACCATCGGTTAATGATGTTCTATTCACAAAAAAATTAAAAGATGCATTACCAGGATGTTATCCAACACGATTAAGAGCAATTCCAGGGGATGATAATAGCAAAATTCCAATTTTTATGAACATAGCATTAAAGAATGAAAGTGACCAAAGTGAGTCACTTACACCAATTTCACAAGTAACACAACCGCAACAAAAATTAGACTTCGTTGAGTCATTATCCGATAGAATACAAAGTTTACTAAATTGTATAGAAACACACGAACAAGGAATGACGGAAAACGATTTAAACAATGAGGATTTCGATGATGAATTCATAAAACAATGTATCGAAAGAAAAATTATTCATAAAAAACCAGATGGTACAATTGGAGTGTGTTAACTTTGGTGCATAGAAAAGAGAAGGAATTTATACAATGCGGAGAGGAGGACAGATGCCGAAGAAAGAATTGTATAAAGTGTCCTCGTAAACTCGCACTTACAAGCACCAAACTAACACTAGCGGAAGCATCATGCATTGAGGACTTCGGAGTTGTTGATTTGGGATCATGGATTAGAGAGAGACCAGAACAATTGAATTTACAACAGGACATAATGCGTAAAATGATGAAAAGGATAGTGTGGGAAAAAAAAGGAAGATGGATTAGAAAAATAAAAAGGATGTTAAAATGAATAGCGATCTTCCGATTCCGTTAGACTGTCCAAAATGCAGAATAAATGATTACCATGTTTGGATTTGGGAAGGAATTAGATTATATCGGTGCAACAACCGTTTGGAATTCTTTACGGAGAGTGAACTATGACATCACTATTGAGACGAAAATGTCCAATATGCGGTAGATGGGTACAGGGCGCATTCGAATATTGGAAGAAGGGAGATGATCTACTATGCGGTTGCTTTTCATGCAAACAACGATCAATAGACGGTCCAGGATTGGGGTGGTCAATTAGAAAATGCCCAACGTGCGGAAAACGAGAGCCAAGACAAAAATGTTGGGTAGATGGTAAAAAAATATTACATGGTTGTATTTATTGTTACATGAAGTACGTTAAAATGAAAAAGGGAGAATCGGAGGATAATGATCCCGATGACATTTTATAGACGAAAGGCTTATATAGCATGAAAGACATAATAGATAGTGATAAGGAGTAAAAATGGCAAACTGCTTAACGTGTCCAAATTATTCTGAAACCAAATTACCGGATGGTACAATAATTCATCGTTGCTCGTTGGAAAAATGCACAGAGGAAGGAAAATGAATGACAGACGAGATTACGAATCGGTGCAGCAGGTGTGGCAGGACTATGGCATGGATCAAAGGGACACTTTTATGTATTGTGTGCGATGCATCTATTATTTACGATTTAAATACTCCAAATACTCGAAAAGAGGAAACAGATTGGGTGGATCGAACTTCTGGGGTAGAACACGATGGTAACAAAAAAGAAAATTGAAATACACATTGCCAAAGAAGAACACCGATCACTCGTATCTTTTATAGAGCACCCATTAAAACAAAATGGGATAAATTACACAATAATTGTGGACATACCAATGAAGAACAGGAGATACCCGTATGTCACAGTTAACGATAGAATAATGTGCATGAGAAAAACAATAAACGCAGCGAGAGGGTGTAGCACTTGATTATTGATAAACAAATCTATTTTGATTTGGATATAAATGAAGTTGCAATGATATTACACTCATTCCTTAAAAAATTTTCACATGGAATGCGAACAATAAACTTCCACGTAGAAGAAATAACATACGATGATTCATCAGAAGATTCAGAAGTTTTCAAAACTGTAGATAAATACACATTAATCATCATAGCATCAAGAGATAAAATAACAAAAAAAGAATTAATTAAAATATTCGATGACATGATGAAGAACAGTATGATGTCAAGGAGTAGGTGTTAATGGGAAGGAGATCAAAAGAAGATATTTCATTCATTAAAACATTAATAGAAAAAATAATAATGGAAGAAAAAGAAACAAGTCCGGCGAAAATAGATATAATATTAAAAGAAAAATATAACAAAGAGATTTCAAAACCAACACTACTATCAATCGTATCAAAAATAAAAGAAAAAACAAAATCATCCGATCTGGAATTGGAGTATGAGAATCACCCGGAGATCATCAAAATAAACGGCAGGATAGCAGCATTGGAGAAGGCATTCAAATCGGCAGAAAAATCAGAGGATGATACAAGAATGTGTAAATTAAATAATGAAATAGATTCAGCACAAGAATCAAAATTAAAGATGAAGAAAACCCTCCGAGAAATAGAGATCATCACTTCAAATAGCAATAAAGCACAGTATGTTGTAAAATTTGGAGAACCAACTGTTGTTAAGAACACAAAACCAATATTTCAATCCGGTGATGGTCAAGCAGAATTACCACCAAAGAAAGAGGATGATGAAGATGAGCAACAGTAAAATATTTATAGGTACGCCGAAACTTGGTCAAAGACTATGGTTTTACTTGACATGTTGGAGACCGATAAATAAATACGAATTCTCAACCCTGCAACTTCAACTTATAACTATTCTCGAAGGAATGAGAGAGAGTGATCTCGAACACTATCAAACTGAAAAATTATTAGTTGATGAATTAAAAAAGATTTTGGAATCAAAAAAAGGAATTACTCAAGAACAGGACAATAAAGAAGATAAAAGTATGTACAGTTAAAGGAGATGAAAGAATATGGTGAACATTAGTAAATTTAAGAAAGATGAACTTTTACAAATGGCGGCACAACGATGTGTGCATGGGCATTCATATTTAGCACACCCAAATTGTTATTTAAAGGAAAGAAACAAAGAGAAACGGATAGGATACTTCGATATAGAAAGCGGTGGACTAACCGCAAATTTCGACTATATGTTGACATGGGTGATTAAAACTAGAGACAAAGAAGAATACAAGACCGGTTGTATATCAGTTGTTGATATCAATAACTATACATTGGACAAAAGAATATTGAAAGAACTCATTGAAGCACTGAAAGATTACGATGAAATAGTCACATACTACGGAACTCGATTCGATATACCATTCATACGAACTCGTGCGATGATGCATAAATTAAATTTCCTCCCATTTGGTGCATTAAAACATAAGGACTGTTATTTCATGGTGAAATTCAAAATGCGGTTACATAGGAATTCATTAGACTCCGCTTGTGCAGCACTAGGAATAAAAGGTAAGAACCACATCAAAGGAAATTATTGGATGAGAGCAAAACTAGGCGATCCGGTAGCATTAGCGTATGTATTAGATCACAATAGGAAGGACTGTCAAATATTAGAACAATTACATAAAAGATTAGAGGAGTACGTTAAGGACCAATCGAAATCAATTTAAGGGATGGACATGACGGCATCTGAAGAATATGTAAAACAAGGAATGCAAAAAGCAGGTTGGAACACCCTAAAAAGAGGATATCCGGATTTTTTATGCTACAAAGAAGAAAATGGTAAAATGATATTATGTTTTGTTGAGGTAAAAACATTTGATTCAAAATTAACACAAGATCAATTAAAAATGAAATCAATATTGGAAAAATATGGACTTGAGGTAAAAGTAATACGTGTTGATTTAAATCAATTGAAAAATATAAAATTTTATTGTGAACTATGTGGGTGCAATCTACCACCTGGAAAACATACCGGAAGGAATAGAAAATATTGTAATGATTGCGGTTCAAAAATAAAAAAAGAACAAAATAAGGAATTATCAAAAATACAAAGATCAAGACATGGTCATTCGTTCAATGAAAAAAATATAAATTATCACGATGAATCAAAACATTTAAATGATAAAATATTACACATAACTTGGGATATTGATGATGAATGTGCTATTTGTAAAATAAAAATCGAAGAAAAAAACATAGAATATGATAAAATTCATGGTGAGGTTGTTTGTAGAAAATGTGGTTTAATAGTAGGTAAGGAAATAACAACATGAAAAAACATGGTTTTTTCCACATTACTATTAAGGAAAGATTTATTCTTATCCATAAAGACGAAATAACCTGCAGGTTAATATGTCTGATCTAGTAGATGAAATAATTTTAACAAGACCACGGCAATTCTTGCCGAAGCAGAAGCAAGTATTTGATCTTATTTTTAAAGAGACAATTGGGGAAAATGGAAAATGTATAAACAACTATGGTTTATACAGTGGTGCATTCGGTAGTGGGAAAACAATGCTTCTAGCCCACGTTGGAATTAAGACCGCAATCGACTACCCCAAATCGATTGGATTCGTTGGATCGTTAACATACAATCAAATTAGAGATGTTGTATTTAGGAAATTCTGCATGGAAATAGAAAAATATCAAGAAGTATTAAATGAAGCGGGAATACCAATTAAATTGGCAACATTCACAATCTCACCGGGAAAGATGAACATAGTATTTTATAACGGTTCTGAAATATGGTTCCGTTCATGCGATAACGAAAGAAATCTTGCTGGAAAGGATTTGGACTGGTTTGCATTGGATGAACCAATTGATCTACCAGAGGGTGTTATGACACAATTAATTGGTAGACTACGTGGTGAAAATATTCCGTTTCACTTCGGTTTACTCGCAACAAATCCAGGTGCGGAGAACCATTGGATTTATAAATATTTCTATATGGATAAAAAACCAGGGTATTTCGCAGTAGATACAAGCACCTATGATAACATATTAATCCCGAACCAAGAGGAGTATATTAAAAGTATGGAATCACGTTATGACTCTGATTGGGTTAGGAGATATTTAAAAGGAAAATGGGGTGCATTCTCCGGTCAAATATATAAAGTATTTAATCAAGATAAACACGTAAGACCAATCAATATTAAAAATTTCAACAATATAGACAGATACTTCGCAGGTGTTGATTGGGGTATTCGTGATCCTTGCTGCATTCTCGTTCTTATGAGAACAAAAGATAATAACCTATTCGTTCTTGAGGAATTCTACGAGAGTGAAAAATCATCATATGAGACTTCAAAATTAATTGCTCAACTTCATAAAAAATATAATTTTACAAAAGTATATTGCGATCCATCGGCAGCAGACCTAGTTAAACAATGTTTTGATTTGGGTGTTCCAATTGGAAGATTCGACAATGGGGAAGTACACTCATACGCAAACAATGCGGTATCGCCGGGTATAGCAAAGTTACAATCAACATTTAAAAACAATAGGATAACCATTAACACATCATGTGTAAATCTTGTTCGAAGTTTGTTATCATATAGATACAAAGGAGATGGTGAAACACCATTAAAAGATGATGACCATGCCGCAGACTCACTTCGATACGCATTAACCGATTATGATCCAATAATCGATGATACCGAATTCGGTTGTGGATTTTGGATAAGAAAGAGGTCAACATGACAGTGATAGATCGTATTGATGAGTTCGCAACGAAATATATTCGAAAGACAAGACAGGATAAACCGGTTCCGCAGACAATAGAGGATGATTTATCATTGCCTCCAGAATACGGATCGAGATACGATGGAGAATTAACGCCAGAGAAACGTAGAGAACTCGCACTACAGTCTGCATTATTTATGAAGGGAATAACAAAGAAAAATTCAGACACGTTCCGGGCGTGGAATAGTATAAAACGTGATGATGGAATTAAAGTACCGCAAGAGGATTTACTATTGGTTAGAGGATTCGAAAAGAGAACCCAAATAAAAAGAAAATTTAAAATAGGCGGTATGTGTGCAGATATTTGGGGTGACGGATATCTATTGATAAAATTCATAGAAAAGGACATCGAAGGTAAAGATAAATTAAAAAGAGAGGTAGAGTACGGATCGGAACCAATTGATGTTATTGTATTGAACCCTGAAAACATAATTGAAATGTATTATCCAGATGGTAAGGATACTCAAGTATACTACCATTATTTTAATTCTAAAAAATCAGAAGATTTTCCAATTCATCCAGATCGATTAATCCACATAAAAACAATTGATTTACCATTCAGTCCATTCGGTGTATCGAAGGTTGATATATTAAGAAACATATTAATATCATCTGCCGATATAGACATAGCAACCGGTGAAATTTTAAAATGGTTCTCACACGGAACACAAATATTAACAAAGCAAGGAATGCAACAGAAAGAGAGAAAGAAAGCATTGGAACTATTAAAACAACATCCAAATTATTTCGCATTCTCTGAAAAATACAAACTTGAGGTAACAAATCCAGCAGCGATAAATCCAACTCCTTTCTATGACCACATAACGGAAGCAATATCTGCCGCATTAATCATACCCCGTCAAGTATTACTCGGTGTGGAAATAGGTAGAGTGACTGGTGCAGAGATAGGTTTTTCAGATTATTATAGAGACATTAAAGATAATCAAGATTTGGTATACACACCGCACATTGAGAGATTGTATGATCTGTTGTTTAAATCATACGGAAGGGATTTTGATAAATACGAAATCGTATGGGAAACAACGTATATCGATGAAATGGCAGAGGCAGACCTACTAGGAAAACGAGTCGCTGCTGCGGTAAATGCAAGAAGTGCACAACAACCGATTATAACATTAAAAGAGGCAAGAAGAATGATATCCGAAGGTCAAATAGATTTAGACCCCGATGTTGAACCGGAAGTAAAACCGGTTGAACAACCATTACAAAGTCCTCCTCGTAGACCATCGGAACCGGAAAGACCGGTCCCGCCTGATCGATTAGTTAAGCCAGCAAAGAGAGAAGATTCAGACGATGACGAATGGCAACAGGATATGATAGATGCACTAAAAATGTTGCAAGCACAGAAAGAACGGAAACTCGGGGAAGAAGTCCTCGCAGAGCAAGAGAAGGAAAAGAAAGAGGAATAGAATGGTACGAATTACAATGGATGGAGTAAACGAAGTCATAAATTTCCTATCGGAAATATCCAGTCCAAAAAAAGCAGATCAGGTTTTAAACATAGTAATATCAAAAACATTGTTATTGGCATTTAAATATGCACCAGAGGATACTGGAAAAATGGAAAGTAATATCACATGGCAAAAAAATGGGGAAGAATACGAATTAGTTTGTGATATTCCTTATGCTATTTATAATGAATACGGTACTTATAGAATGCCGGCAGGGACAGAAGATAACCCGTTAAATATAACGAGTACGTCTGGTAAATCGGCGTATCGCCCATTTTTAAGACCTGCTGCTTATCAGGTTCTAAATGAATTAGATAAGATAATAAATAGTATATTTTTCGGTAGTGTAATATCAAAAGGAGATGAATAAAATGGAAGAAATAATGCTTTGTGGTAGACCAGGAAAATGTTGCCCGGTGTTGGCAAAAGAAGGCAGGAAATATTCAATAAGTGACAAAGGACAAAAAGTTTATTTCACGAAAGTTCAATTAAATATTCTCGTGGATTCCGTAAAACAGTGGGTGAAATAAATGGCACACAAAAAGAAATCCGTAGAGATCGCACCAAACGAACCTCCAGTTGTAGTACAACCATTGACATCACAAGACGGTGAGAATTTACAAGAAATGGTTAATGTCAGTAACACATATGCGGCACTATTAAAACAACAGGCACAATATGATGCTGCAATACATATGCTGAAAATAAGGCGTGAACAGGTTGCAAATGGAACCTTAAAATTACCAGTTATGATACAAGTAACACGAACAATATCATACGCTGAATCAGATAAAACAAAAGTTCTAAAACATTTAGATGACGAATTGAGAGGATTGGAACTTGCGAAACAGGGTGTTACTGGAACATTGGAATACAGACGAGATAATTTCGTTGAATCATTACTACGTGTTTCAAAATTATTAAATGAAAAATCAAAAGATTTTGAAGTTAAAAAAGTAACTGGAATATACCCAGGATCACAAGAACAGAAAGATTCCGAACAGAAAGCAATGGAAAATGAATTCAATAAAATGTTAAAAAAGGAAATGTAATAATATGGAAATGATCTTAAGCCAGTCGGATAAGAGAGTGGTAAAAATTGCCATGTATCTTCTACGAAAAAAATTAGGGGAATCAGCAAGTGCGGAAGCAATACACAATGATATGAAGAACTGTGGTAATCTTGGAGTACGGAAAGTTTCAAGTATAATAACAGAAGCATCTGAATTTGTAAAGTGTGATTGGCAAAAACGAATAGTCGCTGACTTGAGTGAATTCGGTCTTTGGGTATGTTATAAAGATACCGCATACCGTGATATATTCTTCTACATATTGGATGAAATATGTAAGAATGCAGATGAAATACGAAAACAAATAAAACCATATGTTAAACCACCGGAAAAGTGGCATGTTAATGTTTGGATAGATTCCAAAAATGAAACGAGAAAGGAACTAGAGGAAGGAAAAATTCTTCCCGGAACTGTATCAATTGCCGAATCTGTCCACGTACCGGGAATTCAAAAAGAACGATTACAAAAATTATTAAAGAAATAAGGTGATATAATGCCAAAACCAAGTGAGGGGGAATCGGAAGATAGGTATGTTTCAAGATGTATTCCAATTGTTATTAAGGAAGGAACCGCAAAGGATGCATCTCAAGCAGCAGCGATATGTCATTCGATGTGGGAACAACATCAAGAAGATAGTGAAAAAAAGACAGAAAAAGTGGAGGAAATGGGGGAATTGAAGGAATATACATTCGAATGTTCATTACATGAATTCGCAGTTCATGCTTCACTTAAAACAGAAAATGCAACCAGTACCGAAACACCAAAAGAAGGATGGACAACTTTTAAGGCAGTTGCGGTAATTGGTGATCGAATGATGAAAAATGTTTATGTACCATACGAATCTTTGAAACAAACAATAGACCTATGGAATGGTACATATCACGATCTTAATCATATGGGTACTTCGTACCCGGATACTGTGTATCCATTCAAACGTCAGAATATTGATTACATAGTTGGGTATCAGAACAACGCATTCGCAAATGACCAAACAAAGGAAATTTCTATGAATGTGAATATTAATAAAGATTCACCTAAATATGCCTCATGGAAATCTTTTGTGGACATAAATAAAGAAGCGAATAAGATACCTAATGTAAGTATGTCAATAATGGCAAGATCAAAAAGGATTAGGGCAAAGGATTTAAATTTCGATGCCTCATCATATGGATTTAAAGACGATGATATGATAGACTGTCTATATGATATATATCCGAAGGCACTCACAACCTGCATAGAAGGTGAATGCAATAGCACCAAGGGTTGTGGTCTTGCAGTAAACCATGAGTGCGATGATTGCAAATGCAAAGATGGCAAATGCAAAGTTGAAACTCCCGTTAGCGGTGCTGACGAGAAGTGTGATTCCAAAGACGCAGAAAAATTTGCGTATTTGAAAAACAGAATAAATAAACTTAAGGAGGAAAAAAACCATGAGTAACGATGAATTAGCCAAAGCAGAGGAAGAATTACTCGCTTTGACGAAAGCAAAGGCAGATAAAATGAAAGTAGAGATGGCTGAAAGTGCTCGCATTGAAGCGGAGAAGGCGATGGAGTTAAAAATCCGAGCCAAAGTCGCAGAGGAAATCAACTCAAAAACACCATCTGGTATTGTTGAATCTGGTTCATTAACAAAAAAACCGGAGAACAAACTCGGAAGTTTCCGAAATTCATTTCTGAAACGCCACAATTACAAACCCGTTGAATACGGTAGTGTAAACTGGCAAACCGGATATGAATTCAGTGATTCCGACACCGGTTGTGACAATGACGTATCTGATTGGACACCAAATGAAGTGTTCTCTGACCTGATCTGGTCTGCATTCTACTGTAAGGGATTCCTTGCCGGTAAAGTGACAGTACGTGGCGTTGACTTCACCAGAGGAAAGGGAGATACAGTCTCTATCCGTATCCGAGGAAAGAGAACCGCACAAGGTCCATTGAGTCCGTGTGAGTGTTTAAGTTGTGTTTCCAGTTCGTTCACCAAAGTTCAATTGAAACTTGATTCATACGGTGATCTCGCTGAAATTTGTGAACTCGATCTTCAACTCGCTGGAGATGTTGTGAAAGATGGCATTCTAGAAGATATGGCATCTGGTCTTGCGGAACAACTTGATGTTGAAATTTACAGTCAACTAATAACCGCAGCCGGTAGTCACATCCACATGGCAGAGTGTTGCTCTGGTCCGAGTCTCGATGATTGCTGTATGCAAGCAGTTAATATATACGATGCAATCGTTCAACTCGAAGCACAAATGAGAGAGTCTGGATACCATCCCGATTTTATCATCCTAGCACCAACTGTTGCCGCATACTTCAAATACAGGGAAGCAGTAAATTCAAAAGGACTTCAAATTTCCATGAACGGAAATGAACTTTCCAAGATCGGAACTTTGAGTGTTATTGAATTCCCCTGTGCCAACGCTTGCTCAACTGTAACGGACTACACAATCGCTGTGGTCATCGATTCAAGTCGAGCCGTTGGAGAAGGATGGGGTATGAAACCCAAGATGGAACAGGATCGCAATATCGATTGTGATTCAACCACTGTTGCCATCCACATGTACGTGGGTATCGATGAACTCGATGCCGGTGCAATTGGGTTCGTTAAAACACCATTGCGTTGCTAAAACAAAGAGGGGTAATTCCCTCTCTTTAATTCTTTAGTGGAATACATCGGTGTTCGACACCCGAGAAGAATATATGACAGAAACCAAATGGTTAATTAAAACTCCTGCGGAGTTCATATGTACAGATAATTATTATCTGATAAAGGGGAAGAAATTTGCACGAGTAACTAGGATCAATAGTATCATTGACAAACCAGAACTTCGAAATTGGTACGCAAAGACCGGTGCAGTAAAAGCAAAGGAAATTCTACATAAACGTGCAGGATTCGGTTCAACGCTACATAAATTGATTGAAGTAACCTTGAAAAATGAGGTATTGAGTAAATCGAATTACGAACCATCATTAATTGAGAGTATTGAATTATTCGAGAAATGGCAAGGAAAACATGAAGTAAAACCAGATGCATTGGAACAACATCTATGGTCTGATAAATATCAATACGCTGGAACGGCAGATTATATTGGAATGTTCGATGGTAAACTTTATATTCTTGATTGGAAAACATCGAGAGGGATTTACGATGAATACTGGCTCCAGATGGCTGCATATGTTCAAGCATTCGAAGAATTAACCGGATTAAAAATTGAAGGCGTTGGAATTTTACAGATAAGAGATGGGGAAACTAATTTCATAATAAAAACAAGAGATGAAATAATGAAAGTTTATTTTCCAGTGTTTCTTGCTGCAATAACAATATATAATTGGAAGTATCGGGGGAATTTGGAATGAAACGGTATTTGATTACACAGACAAAGGAACAAGGTGTATACAGTAGAGGAGACAATGTATTCACTCAAATTAATATA